CAAGAAAACGGTTGGTTTTTTGACCGAAATTAACCAGGTTTGTATCATTATTTGGCTAGTCAAACCCTTATAGGAGAAGTTATGACTAAAAGTGTTACGGCTGAGAGGAAGCTGACGAACCGTCAAAGAGAGTTTTGTAAATTGATTGTTGAGGGCATCTATTCAAATGCAGAGTGTGCAAGGAAGGCAGGGTTTTCTGTGAATGTGGCTCCGAAGACAGCCTCTGTTTTACTGAACGGGAAAGATTATCCCCATGTAGTAGAACATATAAAAGAATTGAGAGAGGAAAGAGAACGCCAGTACGGAGTGACTTTGATTGGTCAGATGAAACGATTATCGGAGTTGTCAAAAGGTGCGGAGGATGTTGGTCAATATTCTGCGGCAATCAATGCAGAAAAGATTCGATCCGCGTTGGGTGGATTGACTATTGACAGAAGAGAAACAATAAACCGAATCGATGATATGACAAGAGAAGAAATCATGGGACGGTTGGCTGATCTTCAGAAACGATATCCGCATGCGTTCATTGAGGGAGAGTTCAAAGATGTCACGAGGACCGGAAGCGAATTTTTGGACAGCGATTCGCAAGAAACTACCGAAAAATTCTTACGCTTGGAGACTAGAGAACAGAGTCTCAGCGGGGATGCCTGATCTTTATATCGTTTGGGAATCAATATCGTTCTGGATAGAACTGAAGGTAATCAAAAGTAATAAAGTGAATTTGAGTCCACAGCAAATCGCTTGGCATACCTCACATAGCCACGCAGGAGGTCTCTCTTTCATCTTAGCCAAGCACCAAGGGACGGGTAGCCTATATTTATTTGAGAGCCGTGAAGCGAGAACCTTGGCCTCTGAGGGGGTGTTCCATACGGAGGGTTCTAGGCTCGAGGATATTGAGTCCGTGTTCCAGGCGATCCGTGATCAAGCTGACCAAGCTCTGCGACCCTACGCCCTTAGTTATCAAGGTTTTGCCCAATAAAAAACCCCTCCGAAGAGGGGCTGGTTCTCAGTTTGGAGGACTAAGAAACTGGTTAAGAGTCTGCGTCCTGCGACCCTGCGTGTCAAGTCCTGCGACCCTACGCCCTTGTATATGATCTTCGCAACAGAGACCCAGGGCGGGAGCCCAGGCTCCCGTGGTTGGATTAGTGAAAGCTGTAGGAAACATTCGCCACGTTCGTATCCCAACAGCTTCGGCAATCGAGGCACTTGTTACCTTGTGAACTGGCAGGACAAGCTTGGCCGAATGGGGATCGATCCTTGTGAACTGTGGAAGTGTGCGCCCATTTGTTGGAAGCAGCCGAATCAATTTTAGTCGCGCTCATGCGGACAATGGCATTGTCTGGCTGTTCCGTTTGAGCCAGTGCATCTTTCCAAATGGCTGGTTCTTTGGATGGTATCCAATGTTTAATCTCTGGAGTCTGTCGGCAAACTTCCAAGATATTGGTTGCCATTTGTACGCTTTGCACATCGCCAGAATCGAACCAACGAAAGTATCCATTGGTGCAGAACTGGCGTAATTCTTTGACCATCTTTGGTACGAACTCCAAGCTGGTCATAAAATCCATACGTCTTTGCATAGCGTTTCTGGTGTTGGGCATGCGGTAGAAACCCTTGAGCGCATAGCAATCGTGACAAACTGTGCCTTCGATCTCTGCGAGTTTCGATCCTGTTTTGCATGCTCGAGCGTCTAGCGATATAGCTGGACAAGGCATCTTTGACGGATGAGAAAGTATTTTAGATTTCATGGTTTAGTCCTCCAAATAAAACCAAAGACATTGTATCACAAAAACTAGTGTAGTCAAACCTTGCGGTCCTGCGACCCTGCGACCCTGCAATCCTATGTTTTTGAGATATGAAAAAAGTCCAGGGCATTGCCTTGGGCTTTCGTTTCCTTATTGATTTTGGAAAAAGTAGTCTTCGCTGTTTATGATGAATACCTCATCTTCACCATTACCACTGTCAGATTTAATCTTTGCAAAACTCAGTTTAACGCCCTTGTATTTCTTGGTAACCATTTTATCGTAGGGCATACTGTCACCAAATTTTTCTAGCAGTTTTACTGCCAACCATTTTTCACCTGATACAAAACTCATAATTAGTCCTCCAAGAGAAGGGGGCGTAATGCCCCCGTATTAGTTTTGTTTAACCAAGTACATTGTACCGTTATCGCTGTATACAAACCAACGACCGGCATCTAATGTACATACTGCGTGAACTTTCATAAACGGTGTTTCGCCACAATCGTAATTTAAAACTTCGGCAGTCTTGCCTTCAAAAATATCGAAATGGCTAACAAGACAAAACCTTTTATCGTAGAATTGTTCTGCGTCGGTGATAACGAACACGTCATGCTCAGCATCACCATAACCGTTATGATAGTAAGAAGTGCCCGACTCTGTTCTGATTGCTAGGCAACCGGCATCACACACATATTTGTATTGCTCCATTATTCGCCCTCCAAATAGGTATCAATTTCAGTTTCGACATTTTCAATACTGTTAGCCCAATCAGATACATCATAGTCAAGATTTTCGACCTCGCCATCCAACTCAGAACCAACTTCATCTAGTTTGTTGCGGGCTTCTGCTAGTAAGCCCGATATTTTTTCCAACTCTTTTTTAATATTCATCTTTCGTCCTCCAATTTAAGACAAATAAATTGTATCACAGTTACAAGCAGGTACAAGCAATAACTAGTGATTTTTTTCTAACTAACTGACCGCCAGGATGTCGTTAACTAAACCGCATCCGCAGTTGCCCGCTTCTTGTCACCTATAAAAGTCTGCGCTCCTGCGGGCTCTGCGACCCTGCGACCCTGCTTTTATATATGTGAAGACTCGAGCCCAGGATAGTTGTTCACTGGTGTAGTAGTTCGCTTCCGTTTGACGGATCGATTCGTACCAGTGAGCAAAAAAAAGCCCCACCGAAGTGGGGCACATAACAGAGGACACTGTTATAAGTAGACGGATGTGGTTATCTCCGAAGGTGTAAACTTTATTTTCATATGTCCATTTTTCTCAAGAGCTTCTACCATTTCTTTATTGAGCGGTATCCACTCCGCGAAATCATCGCCACCTACGGCATCACGACACTTTTCCCAAAGGTCTTTTGTCTTAGGTGAATAACCTTGAGCGTAGATAACGTGACACTTTTTGAGGTGTTCCATCCAATCAGATTGGACGGTTCCTGCCATTAGATAGATACCGTCATCCTTGACGAGGTGCAAACCAAAGTCTTTGGTATTTTCACCGTAAGGAATCTTACGGTCATTGTTACGCATGAACTCCATCATGCGTGGAAACTCTTTACTCTTAAAGGTCAGTGTTGTCATTTCAATGCCTCCTCAATCTTATAAACTGCATCAGGGCTAAAGCCCCCGATGTTCCACTCAGTGATGTCCTCAACGTTGAGACCATTAGCACCACAATAGTTTTTGCCATTCTTCCAATTGTAAAGCGTGGCAACCGTGCCATCTTCAAACTTGAAAGCCCACTCAGCGTCCACCTTGTAAGCGTCACCTTGAGAGTGTGGGTTACCTAGTTTGTCGATGATGTTTTGAAAAGTAGAGGTAGTGTAGCCCTGCAAGTGTGAACCACCTATCTCTCTGTCTGTTGCTTGTTCCATTTTTAGTCCTCCAAAAAGAGGGGCGAATGCCCCTCCGTTATTATGCCAAATCTCCGAAAAGATTAAACCGCTCTTTCCACTCAGGCTCTGCGTACACTAGCCGTCCGTGATCAAGAATGTCGGCACGGTATACGTCACCGTATTCGTACTCGCCTTCAGGCATGAGAAAAGACGTAGCCGACGTGAACCACCGCGCATAGGGGTCTTTATCTTCATTCTCAGGCTTCTTGTAGGTTTTCAGGATACGCCATTCAAAACCATTAGCACCTTTATAGATTGCATAAGGCTTCTCAGCGTCGCGGGTTTTACCAAATGGATTACTCATATCTTTTGTCCTCCGTTTTAAGACAAGTAAATTGTAACATGTAAATCACAACAATACACAAGTTTTTTTATATTTTATTCTGCGACCCTGCGACCCTGCGGTTCTACTTTTTATATGTGTTAAGGGGTAGCAGCCGAAATAAAAAAGGGGCTCGAAGCCCCTTCTGTTTATACCTTTCTGTTTAGGAACTGGTGCAAAAGCACCGTCAGTATCCAGAGCACGATCCCTGCCAGTGACAGACCGAAGCCGATTAGCGTGTGTTGGATTGTTAAAGGATTGTCTTCAATGTATCCGACTCCACCCAAAACCAAGATAAATCCTGCGAAGAAATGGAAAGCGATTGAGAAAGTTTTCATTTTGTCCTCCATTAGAACTGGTGTGAAATTCGGGGCATTATGCCCCGAATTTTTCTTCCATTAGTTTGCTAAGTAGTTTACTAATTTCATTGTTAAGCTCTGGATTTTTCTCTGCCATTTCCATAGGTGAGCTATCCAAAACGCCATAGAATGCATCAACAAGAAAATTGTAATAATCCGTTTTGTTGTCGAACTGAGAATCTTTTTCTCGTTCTTGATTAACTGCAATTTCTAAAGCTTTCTCGTTAATTGCGAGTGTATCTACTGTTCTACTGTATATGTTTTCCATTGTGTTCTCCTTTAGAACTGGTTGGAAAATCGGAGGGGCATAGCCCCTCCGGTTGTTGTTAGCTGTAATCAACTTCTTGAATATCGTAAACGTCGCGGTAGCCGACGGCTTCCTTTACTTTTTCCCACACATCAGAACCCTCTTCAGTGTTCAAGGTTCTGCCACGGCTGACAGCGTGGTAATCGTCAATACTCAAGAGTTCCCGTTGTTCGTAGTTTAAATCTTCTTCAATAGTCTCTGAAAAAGTGAGCCAAACTGTGAACTCGTGTTCGTCTTTATCCCAATAGGTAAATTCAGCATTATATTCTGTAACCATCTTAAAATCGGGGGACGTTGCCGTCCCCCGTCTCCTTTATTTAACCCAATCACGACCCATGAAGTTGAACTCGACGATAGTGTCGAGGTTGATTGAACGCCACGCTTTCTTAGGGTCTTCACCTGCACGTAACAGGTTAATATCAACCACCGACAGCAACCGTTCACGGTTGCCCCGCAACTCACCACCCGAAAAGAATCGGTCGGCTGATGGTAATACGCAAACCATCTTACGGAGTGAATTATCCTTTTTGATAAAGGTTACGGAAAAGAACTTACGGCCTACGGCCTCTTTGATTATTTGCTTGTCGAACATGACTCGCGTCCTCTGTTGTGTAGGGTTTTTTGTAGTCCCTACTCACTACACTTACGATTGTGAAGTCTTTTTAAAATATATCAAGTCTAATGTATTATACTTTAGTCTAATATCATGCAAAAAAGACCGGTTACTTGGGGCATTTCGGACGGTGGTGGGCGGTGGTCAAAATGGGGCTACCCCTAGAGGCGGGCGGTGCTTGTGTATATGTGCCGTATGCGGTTC